TCGCTTAACTACATAGAAATCATAGGGATAGATAATCTCTTCATACTCTTCACCTTCCTTGTTTTTGGTGTGCATATAAATGCCACCGCCCTTACCTCTAAAGAATGGGAATGGGTACTTAGGAATGGTATAAGTCTTAATCTCGTTTGTTACAGGCTCAATCTCAACTACTTCTTCTTCGCCCTCTGCCTCTACAATTTCTTTGCCAAGCTGGATAGGAGAAGTAATCTTATGCGGACACCCTTCGCAACCTGATGGGTTTAATTTTTTAAATGTCTCGCAAGTGTAAGGACCTTTAGTCTCGTTGGCTTTTCTATCCGTTTCTTCTGCCGAATACTCAGGATGATTTTTAGACAGCATATGGATGGCTTTATCCCTATCCACACATTGCTGGGCAATACTTAGCCCTGCCCGCCAAAGGGGTTCTTCTATTGTAGCTTGGTTCTCATAGATGTTAAGTAGTTGTTTACAGCCCTTATCCTCAATAGATTTGAGCATTATGGTTTTAAACCGTGATTGGCTACTACCCATAAGGGCAAGCGTAAGCGGATCCATGGGGCGCTTAAACTCAGACTTTTCGATTGCTTTAAGAATCTCGTCTGTTGGAGTTAAGATTGTTTCTATATCACCTAGAGATATGGGTTGTGTTACATGTAACACTTCTACGGGAATAGGATTGGTAATATCCTTAAGGTGCATAGTCCCCGGAACTCGCAAAATACGTGCAGCATCGGCTGGCACGGCAGGGTCTACTTGAAACCCATGTTCTACGCAAAGTTGTTTTAAACGTTCAGCATAGGGCTTCCATTCGGTTCTAGCAATTTCCTTATTTAAAATCCAATATATGTGGGCGCCACGACCTGATTTAATAACGGTAGGTCTAGGCATACCAGACGTCATACAAAAGGCGCTAAGAGCCTCTAAACCAGCCGCTACGTCAGGGTAGGGTTTACCCTCACCACAATCCAAATCTAGGAAAAAAGTCTTTAAAGCTACCGCATTAGTAGCATATCGTCCCTGATCTGCAGAGGCAAACTTAGCCAATGCAAAAAATGAATTAAAGTTATCGTCAACTAACTTATCTGCTTCGGCACTGAGTTCCTCAATACTTGTTACGAATTTTTGTCTTATATCGCCTTGGGCATCGTTGCCCCAACTGCAATAACACTCCCCTTTTTGTAGGGGTGGTAATACTAAAGAAAGAAACTCTATTCTTGAAAGCATAGCCGTCCTAAGGTCGCCGTCGTTGTTATAAAAAGGAATGGGCAGGAGTGTGACGGCGAACACTCTTTTCGGTAGCTAACCTAGCCCCCCTCACAAGCTTATTTCAATCTAGCAACTAACTTTTCCATCTTCTCTACGTACTTTTTAGAGACTGCTACCTCTCCACGAAACCAAGAGTAAACAGTCATCCTACTTACTTTGAAGAACTCTGCTACATCGGATACGGGTATATCCTTATTAATACAAACCCTAGCTAGTCGCACACCCAATTTTGTTGGGTCAGCAGCTTTTATCTGATCTGCTAGCAGGATGGAATATCCTTTGGGCATTACTCTTCATCCCAATCCGCTAGTATTTTAGATAAGTCTTTTTTAGGGGCTGGAGCTTCTTCCTTTTTAGCTGTACGCTTTACGGGTTCATCAACCACCTCAGCTACCTCGGCAACCTCTACTTGTGCTTTTGACTCAAGCTTTGGTGCTGGTTTAGCTTTATCTACTTCTGCAACAGTCATTGTAATCGCTGAGAGAGCTGCCGCAGTTTTTCCTTGCTCAATAGCTAAATTATGCTCGTCGGCATCTAATACCCGTACTGGCTTAAAGGTAATTTTGGGGGTAGCCGCTTCAGTATCAAACCGCATTTCGGTTACCACCGCAGTAATTGGAACCCCTTTGCTACCAATCATCTTGGCATAAGTTTGTAGAGGCCATTTACCTGCTTCGCCCGCACCAAAGATTGAAGACGCTGGTAGAGTTAATTGCATAACTTCTCCACCAATATCATTAGCTAATGCAACCGCAAGGCGCTGGCTATAACGGCAAGCACGGCTGTCGCCTTGACCTGAACCTTTTTGGTTTTGTGGGCAATCCACGCAACGCTTAGATTGTGGGTTCTCTGCTTTAGAACTTGGTACTTCTCCATCTGCTGACCAGCAATCGGGTGCAGTAATCTCGCCTTCAGTAAAAGACTTAGCATAGTAAGTACGGGACACTTTTGGTGAAGCAGCAACAATAACTACATTCATTGCACGCTCTTCGTTCTTAGCAACTTCTTTGCCGTTAACCATCATGCGCCATACACCGCCTTTGATGGAGATACGTTTCATACCTGTGCTACCACCACCGCCCATCAGGGCTTTTGTGGTTTCATCAAGCTGGGTCTCTTTTAAATAACTAGGCAGACCACTTCCCAATACAGATAACTCATTACTCATTTGCACTACTCCTTAACGTTTGGTTATAACAATAGTTTGGTTTTGATCCGCATTTAACCCCGGCGGATGCAACTCGGGGTTTTCTTCTAAAAACTGTTCCATGTTTAAGTTGTTTATTCTTTGATGTAGCAACGCAAAAGCATCATGTTCTTTAACAAAGTCGCAAAACGAATGCCAATCACTTGTCCAATATCTTTTAGATACTCGACGAGAAATAGTCCCATGCTCTGTACGCATGGTATATGTGCCTTGTTCTTTACACAGTTCAAGAATTTCTTTGGAAATAATGTCTTGTTGCTCTTGCAGTTCGGCAACTTGCTTTTCTAAAGCCAAACGCTTTTCACGAATTTTGACGTATATCTTAGCCAGCTTATCGGCATTTATATCACTCATTGCACTCTCCTTTTATTTATAACTACTATGTTATTCCTATTCTTTACTTTGTCAAGTATCTTCAGCAATATTTTTATATAAGTCGATCAGTCTAGAATGAATGTCTACTTTTTCTGACAACATCTTATAGATTCTTTTTTCTACGGGAGAACCCTGTATATGCACAACAGTACACGGGTTGCGTTGACCTGCACGATGCACACGAGCATTTGCTTGTAAATACGTTTCTATGGATGTAATAGGACCCCACCAGACAACAACGTTTGCGGCGTGCAACGTGACGCCATGTGCGGCAGCTTGTGGTTGTATAACTAAAACATGTGGGTCTGGATCGTTCTGAAACTTATTAAATATTTCTGTACGTTTTGTTGCAGAAATACCACCATGTATTACCTCGCAGGAAACACCTTGGAATTTAAGTTCTTCGGCTATGATCTCGATAGCATGGCGAAAAGGTACAAACACAATCACCTTGTGACTTGCTTCCTCAATAACTTCCATGAGTGCGGACATACGACTCTTGGCATCAAACGCTACTACTTCTCCACTATCCGAATAGACAGCGCCACAAGAAAGCTGAAGTAGTTTGTTTAAATTTGCGGCAGCATTAACAGTTGTTATCTCCTCACCCGCCGCTATCGCTAGCATATCTTTGCGTATGATTTCGTAGTATTTTTGTTGTTGAGATGTTAGTGGAACTTCTCTTGTGGTGTACGTCATGTCCGGTAAGTCTAAACATTCTTCTTTGGTAAAACGTATTGCTGGTTGTAGTGCATCATGCACAACTGTTTCAGAATTATTTTTGGGTACCCATTTGAAGGTTGTAATCCTTTGCATTACAAGGTCTCTAAATGCACCGAAGAACTTCGGTACTCCTGATGGGTTAATAATCTTGGCAAGTCCATAAGCATCGGTTGGCGACTGAGAAGCTGGTGTTCCTGTTAGCATCCATACCCACATGGTAGGTTTAATAACTGAGTTTAGAATCTTCCAACGTTTTGTAGATACATTCTTGTAAGCATTTGCTTCATCAATCACAATTAAATCAAACTTATCTACGGCACCTTTAATAATATCTAAACCATCAAAGTTACAAATTACAAACTCTGCGTTGCTGTTGGCGGCTTCAAGTCTTTTTTCTTTTGAGTAGCTGTGTGCAATAGCGCAAGTACGATGCATGGCAAACCTAAACAAATCGTTCTCCCATGCAGATTGCATAATAGATAAAGGACATAGAACTAATACTCGTTTAACAATCCCAAGAGTCATTAGATAGTCTGCTGCCCAAATAACTGAACCCGTTTTACCTGTACCTTGTTCGTTAAATACAAATGCTCGGCGGTGCAAAGTAAGAAAAGATGATGTAGTCTTTTGATGTTCAAAAGGTTTATAGAGGCCGGGCCAGTTGTAGTGCGCATTGATGGGCGATGGCACGTCTTTTATACGCAAGTTTTTAAGTACTTGCGCTTCTTCCAGCCCCCATTTCACAAGCACTTCACCCGAATCTAATATTTTAGATTTAGGTATGACTGTGGTAATACGTTGCGGCTCTCTAACTTTAAGCAGTAAAGCTTTGTTATCTATTATTTGCACTCGTTTTCCCAATAGCTTATAGACCAAAACCGAAGTTTTGAATCGTTGCTCTTATTGTAATACTACTTACTACTTTGTCAACTTCTTTTTGCGTTCTTTAGGACTAATTTCGCTAATCAAATTACCTTTTGAATCTCTATCAAAAGAACGATTACCACTTCTACTTTGCACAAAGTATCCTTGCTTGCTTGAACCACCCTTGTCAAGCGCAACTTTATGTGCTACATCTTTCTTGTCGCCCTTTTTAACTTTACCTTCTTTGAGTAATTTATAGCGCAGCCTGTTACGTTCTTCACGATGTTTTACTTGCTCAGGAGTGTCTTCATACTTAACTGCGTTTGCGTATTTACGTTTAGTCATCTATAACTTCCTTTTCCATTATGGATGCAGTCTGTTACAACGCACCACGACTTGCAACTAAAGTTTGGCTTGGGGTTCCATACGTTTAACTCCAACGCTTGTTCTAGCCGATTAGTTTCTTCCAACCATTTTACCCAAGTTTTCTCATGTTCGGAACGACTATATCTAGTCTTAATAAACTCATTTGCTACTACAAATAGTAGCCCCGCTTTAATTTTCTGCACCTCAGGAAAGTGTTTAAAGATAGCTAGAGCTAGCAAATCAAGCTGTTTAGTATCGGCATACTTAGCGCTTTTGCCCGTCTTGTAATCAAGCAAGGTAGCCTTGTCCCCATCAATCGCTAGGAAGTCAGGAATGCCCCGCCACCACACATCTTTACCAAAAAACTCACAAGGCTCAAGGGCCCGGGTAAGTCCCAAGCGATGTTCACAAAGATGTTTGCCATTGATGCGACGCACTGGCTCAAGTAGCTCACGCATAAAGCTAAACTTCTCGGGAATGGGCTTGCCGTCCCTAATAAACTCCTCAGCCGCAAGGTGAACTTCCTTGCCATACCGCATGTGTTCAGACTCGGGTTCTGTAATATCCTTGATTACACGCAACCGATAATACTTATGTGGGCACTGCTTGAATAAATCTAGGCTGGAGTATGACCAGCTATACTTAATCGTGGATTCCTGCGGCATGAAGTTTCTTTCGTAGTCGTTGGCACTCCGCTTGAAGAATTTGATTCTGCTCTCTAAGCATCCGTTCAGTATCTTCTTTGTCCTGAACTTTTACCCAACCAAAGAAAGGTATGCCATGATACTCTTCTTCTGCTTCAATTCTGTCTTGCGTAGTCCACGTTGTCACGAAATTCTCCTATTTAAGTTTCTTTTTGGCTAACCCACCAGCTTTACGTAAGTCACTAGAGTGTAACTTCTTTACATCGTCCTTCTTAATCTGTCCCGCTTTCTTGGCAATTTTTGCGGCTTTCTTTCTACCAACAAATTTGTCTTCGCTTGTAACGAATCCACGCTTGGCATTCTTATCTTTAATATGCTCCTTGACTTCAATTTGGTCGTGTGCCCATTTTTTAGATGGAGCTTCCATAATTACCCCAGTCTTTTTATCTTTAACTGCGGGTGCTACAATTTTTTTCTTTGTTTCCATATACTTATCCTCTTCTTTAAGTGCCAGTCCTATCGCCCATTGTAATGTTTCCCAACTATCACGTTGCATTACAACTGTAATATATTCTTGACCTCTTTGTATATTGGCAAACATTTCCGCTAAAGTTTTGGCTTGCCACTTCTGTTTCTTTTTAGACCGCTTCATGTCTTTCTAACACGTTTTTTAATAGCTACAATGCCTTCTTCGGCTTTGGGTTTACGAGCTTCAAGCATGGCATCGGCTTGTTTATAAGCACTAATGGCAACGGCTTCCATATCAAATCTACCGTCCGCCGCAGATATAAGCCCATTCAATGCAAACATCGCAAAGCAATCCCTCAAATCATTCTCGTTCACACAACTCTCCTGCAATATGGGTTAAAAGTTT